CGCTACCAGCATAGAAGACTCAACGGGATTGTTTGACCGCCATATGATGACGCAGACAGAGCTAAAGAAGTTGGGCAGTTTTAAGGGATTTAATGCTGACCTCATCAATGAGATCATCAGTCAGAATCGTGGCGGTAACTACGTTGAGGAAATGCACGAGACTCAGCGTCGCGTTATCGCTGGTATTAACACCTTTGGTACACAAAACCGTTTTGAAGTGCTTGAGTATTGGGGTACGGTATCAGGTTATGATTTACTCAGCGCGGGCTTAGAGGTTGAAGATGACATGGCTGAATATCAAGCCAATGTATGGCTTTGTGCTGGTCGTGTCATCAAGGCAATGCTCAATCCGCTTGAGCCTAACCGTATCCCTTATCAGGTTGTGCCTTATGAGCGTGGATTGCACAGCTTTTGGGGGGTTGGTGTTCCTGCCATGATGAGTAGCAGTCAGAAAGTCATCAATGCCGCGACTCGTATGATGATTGACAACAGCGCGTTATCGGCTGGTGCTCAGGTGGAGGTGAATACTGACTTGGTTGCACCTGGTTCTGACGTGAGTAGAATCTCACCCTTCAAAATCTGGGCGAGAAGTGGCGGTGATGCCTCGCAACCCCTGTTAAGATTCCACAATATCCCGAACAACTCACAGGCAATGATGACCATCATCGACATTTTCCGCAAGTTTGCTGATGAAGAGACCAGTCTGCCAAGTTATTCACATGGGCAAGTTCAAGACGGCATGACAAGAACAGCGTCAGGAATGAGTATGCTCATGGGGGCGGCAACGGTTAGCATTAAATCGGTCATCAAAAATATCGACGATTACTTGATTGAGCCAATGATCGCCAGTTTTTATGACTGGAATATGCGTTGGAATGATGACGATACGATCAAAGGAGACAGCGTGATGCTTGCTCAAGGGTCTTCTGGCTTAATGAGCAAGGAGATTAAGTCTGAGCGCGTACTGCAATTTACTCAAATGATGGCAAATCCTGCCTTCTCGCCAATGATTGACGGCTATGAGCTTCTCAATCAGGTGGCGAATGCCATGGATTTACCAGCCGACAAACTCATTTACACGGAGAAAGAACTTGAAGCTCAACAACAAGCACAGCAGGCAGTTATTGCATCTAACCAGCAACCCGTTATGGGAGGAGGCGTTCAAGGCGCACCTAGCGGACAACCGCCAATGGTTGCTTGAGCGACTCGCTAAAGAGAAAGACTCGATGCAAATTCGGGAGATTCAAGGGCAGGTGTTCATCATTGATCACTTGCTCAGTCTTAGGGAAGATGTTGAGCGGGTTCTACACCACCCGAATCCCTGTTGACCACACCCCTATTCCCTGCTAAAATCAGAGAAACGCCGTGAGGCGGTGAGGTCTCTTGGTCATGTGCGTGGCTTGGAGCTTGCATTGCTATCTGATAACTGTTTTAGCTCAATTACAACCCACCCCACGGTGGGTTTTTGCTCCTAAATAAGCATATTTTTCACAACACTATTTGATATGAAAATAAAAAATGCTATAATAATTCTCGGAACAGTGCGTCCAAAAATCAAGCTCAACGAAAGTTGGGCTTTTTTTATGTGTAAAATTTACCCCAATAAGCCAGCCTAACCGCTGGTTTTGTTGTTTTCGGACTCGGCAAATGACGCAATAGCCCCCGATTTTTAGCGATTCGGCAGACCATGCCCCGCGATACTAAGGAGTATTTCATGGAAGATACAGCAAAAGCTGTTGCACAACTCGATGCGGAAGCAGACGAGTTAATGAGCAAAATGATGAACGGTGAACAAAGCCCCGATGCGGTTACTGATGTTGGTACTGAAAACTCTGATCAAGTTGCACAGGCTACAGATGGAGCGCAAGCGGATTCGCAAGTCAACCAAGAGATCGCACCTGCTCAAACAGAAGCTAAGAATGACGAATTGGAAACGCTAAACAAGCGGTTATCAGATTCACAGCGCAAAATCACTGAGCTTGGTCAAGAGAACGTAATGTTGCGTAATCAACTGGCAGACGTGAACAAGCAGTTAGCAGACTATCGTGAAAAAGAGTTTAGCGCACAATCGCAAGAGCGTGTGAAAAGCATTGAAGCATTATCTGATCAATACGAGTTCTTAAAGCCAATGATGGTTGAATTAAACGAGTTACGTCAGCAAGTGCATCAGCAAACTCAACAATCCTCACAGGTCAAGCAAGAGTTAGATCAGCAAGCGGCACAACAGGCGCATATTAACGCAATCCTTGCGGTGCATCCTGACGCTGTTTCTTTGGCTAATTCCTCTTCTTTTGGTGGTTGGCTTGGTAATCAGCACCAAAGATTACAACAGGTTATGCAAAACGGCACAGCACAAGAAGTCATTGACCTGCTCAATGCTTACAAGTCGCAAACGGTTCAGCAGACACAACAAGCACAGCAAACAAAGCTAGACAAAGCGCGTGAAATGGCAACCCCAAATACTCGTTCTCAGACTTCACCAAATGCAAAGCGTACCTATTCGCAAGCTGAAATTAATGCGATGTCTATGCCTGAGTTTTTGAAGCACGAGGCAGACATTGATATGGCTTTTGCGGAAGGGCGCGTGATTTAGGACTGGTTAATTTAAGGAGAATCCCATGGCAGCACCATTTCCAGTAGCCCCACAGTCTAATTACGTTTCAAGTGTTTTTAGCAAGAAATTATTAGCGCGTTTCAAAGAGAACACGATTCTTGAGATGATCTCAAACACCGACTATCAGGGTGAGATTAGCGGTCAAGGGTCTAAAGTTATCATCCGTCATGATCCAGAAGTATCTGTTTCAGACTACACTGGCACTATCTCTTATGGTAATTTGGGTGAGTCTGCTACCGAGTTGGTGATTGATCGCGCTAAACATTATGCTTTCAAAGACGATGACATCTTCGAGAAGCAACGCGACATCAAGAACTTTATTTCTCGTGCTACTGCGGTTGCAGCTAAGAATATGGCGATTGAAGTAGAGAAAGATGTTTTTGCGTCAGTTTATGCGCAAACACCTCATCAAATGAACAATGGAACTGCTGACACTGCTTTAGTTATCACAAAAGATTCAGTTATGGATTTGATCGTTGATACTAACGTCAAGTTCGATGAGTTGAATATTGTCGGTGATCGTTTCGTGGTCATTCCAGCTTGGGCGGCAGGCATGTTGCGTAAGTCTGATTTGAAGAATGCGTCAATCACTGGTGACACAACTGGCGTTATTCGTACAGGTCGCATTGGTGAAATTGATGGAACAACAATCTACTCAAGCAACTGTTTGACGACTGATGCGGCAGGTGTTCATGCATTTGCTGGTGTTAAAGCCGCAATTAGCTTTGCTTCACAGTTCGTAAACAATGAGCAGTTACGTTTACAAGACACGTTTGCTACAGCATATCGTGGATTGAAAGTGTACGGCTTCAAAGTTGTGCAACCAAACGCTTTAATCGAAGTGTTGATCAAGAAGTAAGACTTCACAATCAGGGGTAGCGATACCCCTTTTTGTCTATATGGATTTGCTGAAAGTCTATATGGACAAAACCAACTGGAGCAATCACTATGACGAAACAAGATTTAATCGACGCATTGACATCGTTAGGCGTGTCTTTTGAGAAAACACAAAGTATTAAAGAGTTGAAAGACTTGTACGAAACGGCTCAAACTAAAACAACAAAGCCTGTTAATTTAGGTTCAGCGGTTGCAGAGACCGCTAAGTACGTTAAAAACACATCAAATGGTCGAGTGTTTATCGCAAACCAGTCTTTAATGCGTATGTCTGAAATGGTTGCGATCAGTGAGTCAGAATATCAACAGGCGATTAAAGGCTAACCAATGGCAACAACATTCGATGACTTAATGCCAGACATTCGTATAACTGCGTCAGGTCTTTTTGAGGAAAAAGTTTACGCATATTTGCGAGACACAATGGTCGATTTTTCGGTGAAAACAGGTTGTCTTCTTGCTAATGCTGAGATTGAGCTTGATCGCGGAGAATGGGAAGCAGAGTTATTCATCGACTCAAGTTCCATTGAAATTCCGTTCAAAACGCTGTGGGTGAAAGATGGAAACAGAAAACTGGTAGAGTCTTCTGTCATGATTGGGTCATTTGGTGTTCCTGCTTCTTATATGGATCTTAGAACAAAGCTCGTTTTTGATAGAGCACCAGATCAATCAATGACATTCACTGCCGCTTGCATGGTAAAGCCCAAAGGCACTGCGGTGAGGTTTAACGACGTGTTCAATAATGATTATCGGGAGGCAATCATTCATGGTGCTTCTATGAGAATTTGTCTAACGCAAGGTGGCAGTTGGTTTAATCCAGACATGGCTCAGTATCACAAACAGCAGTATGACGATGCGTTACGTCAGACAAAGGCTGAGGTGTTAATGAGGCATCATAAGTTTGTTCAGCCTGTGAGGTTTATATGATCAAGCCAGATAACATCAAGCATCATTGGCAGTGGGTTCGTCCATTGCTTGAACGATTGCATGATCGTGATGTTGAGCGAGGCGTTCCAGACTGGTTGCCTGAAGATGTTTACGCTGATTGTGTGCATGGAAAAGCATTTTTTTACCTTGCTTCTGGTGGTTTTGTGGTGCTTAAAGAGGGCAGAAACCCAGCAACGGATGCTAAATCGCTCATTGTGTGGATGGCATGCGCTAATGACCCTTCAAAAACGGACAATATTGCAGAGAATGCGGCATCTATTCGAGATTTGGCGCAGTCGATTGGGGCAGATCAGGTTGAGTTTTACACAACTCGCAAGGGTTATGAGCGAGTAATTGGGCAATTTGGCTACCGATTCGCTCATGCAAAATATGTGATGGAGGTTTAATATGGGTGGCGGTGGCAGTAAAAGCACAGAAGTCCCAGAGACTGCATCAGAACGCGCATTAGCTGAGGTATCGGCTGGCAAGTGGAAGATGTACCAAGATCAGTTTGTGCCTTTGGAAAACCAGTATATGCGCGAGGTTGATAACCTTGGTAGTGCAGGAAGTCAGCAGAGATTGGCAACGATGGCAATGAACAAGGCTGGGGAAAGCACGCTAGGTTTGCAGACTCAGCTTAACCAACAGTCATTTGCGAAAGGCATTGACCCTAGCAGTGGGCAGTATCAAACCAAGTCGATGGTATTGAATGGGGCGATTCAGCGCACGAAAGACAATGCTTATGCACAAGGCATGAATGCGGCTAAGAATGCTCATCTGCAAGGTATTGGCAACGTGGTAGCAATGGGAAGCGGTCAGGACACGACGGCATTTAATGGCTTCGGAAACTTAGCGAATACTGCCGCTCGTAGCGCAATTGGTGATACAGGTCGTGACTTTCAAAAGAGTTTGGATAATCAGCAATTGACTGGTCAGGTGTTGGGTGCAACAGCAGGTTATGGCGTAAATAGCTACTTTAAGACACCGACACCTAATCCTGTTGGTCTTGATACTAGCATCCCTAATACCGCATCAAACAATACGGTTTCATTGTCTGGTGGCAGTGGTTACGGCTTTAGCGGCTCTGCACCTGGCTTTAGTGTTAGCCGATTCCCAACGAATAACGGAGGGTTTAACTAATGGGGTTATTTGATTCAACAACAGGTGTTGTCGGTAATGTTGTATCACAACCGTCAAACTTATCTGGCATGTACTCGCAATACGGTGTTGACCAGAACAGCAAGAAAAAAGCCAGTGAGCTTTCAGCCGCAATCACCCGTCAACAATTCAATGACTATCAAGCCAGATTTTCTCCCTATCTCTCGCAACTGAATAATGCCGTCAGCGATTCAGCGATTGCACAGCGTCAAACAGAGATGACGGGATTGATCAATCAGCAAGCAGGATTACAACCTCAGTCATCGCAAGCCATGACACAGCGCAATCTGTCTCGTTATGGTGCGGCACAAGACCCAAGAGCGCAAGGGTATGGCTTACGCATGGCGCAATTAGATTCAGCGGCTAATGCGGCAAAACAAATCAATCAGATGAACAGCGACATCAAAGACACCAGCATGGCGTTAATGTCTGGTCAGAAGCTAACACCTAACGCATAAGGGGAAATGATATGGGGTTTGGGTTAATTGGTATCGGGCGCAATCAGGCAGATCAAGCGATTCAAGGGTTTGGTGAGGTTTCAGGACTTGAGAACGCGCGTAATGAATCTGAAAAGACGATGAAAGCGCAACAGGAGCAAGCAAGCACACAAATGAAAGGCACAATGGCTGGCACAGGCGCAATGGTTGGTGCAATGGCTGGAATGGGAAGTGCTGCAATGGGTGCGCAACTTGGTATGGCGGCTGGTCCCGTTGGTGCATTGGCTGGGGCGGCGGCAGGCTATATTCTCGGCAGTCTATTTTAAGGAGTCGTCATCATGAGTATGGCACAAGGATTCGCGCAAGGTTTTGGCATGATGAATAACTTCATGCAACAGCAGGATGCGAAAGAGCGTCAGGCAGCGGCAGATGCTGAAAACACACGTCGGTATAATGAAAGCATCGACTGGCGCAATAAACAGAATGATCATGCGCTAGAACGTGAGCAGAAACAGGATGAGTTGGCAAATGAAAGTCTGTTGTTATCTCAAGCGCAATTAGGGCTTGATCCTAATATGACGCAAGATCAAAAAGCTGGTGTTTTGATGAATCAGCGTGCGGTAGCATTGCAACAAGCGGAAGAAGATCGCCAGTGGGGGCGGAAGAAAGATGAATTACAGATGCAAGCGACAAGGGCGCAGATTGCAAATAGTTCACTAGACCACAGGATCAAAAGTATCAACCTTGAGCAGGGAATTACTCAATCAGCGTTAAATAACCTTTATAGCGGAATTGGTAGCGAAAAAGACGTTATTGCATTAGGTGAGTACGGCAGAGGTCTCGTTAAACGAGATCATGAGTTTACTCAGTTTGCCCAACAGTTTTCTCAGGTCAATGATGCCATTGGTAAGTCGGCAACTAAGGAAGATCGAGAAAGCAATTTTAACAGCCTAACGGCATTAACTAACTCAGAGATTGGTCGAAATGTCATGAACTCTGCTTTTATGGCTTCTTACGCTTCTCGCGTAAGAGAAGACCCAAACATTGTCAAAATTGGTTCTGCTGGATTTATGCCCATGAATGGCTCACTTGTCCCGTTGATTGATATTGAGTATAAGGATGGAACGGTAAAAAAAGGTGTTCCTGCAACCAAGAACAGAACGGGTGACTTAAAGGATGAGGTGGTTCAACTAACACCAAGGCAAGTCATTGAACAGGTTCAACAGGCTTACACCATTCAAGGGCAAGTTAAACAGCAGGTTGAAGCAAATCCTGCATTGGCTCGCTATATATATGGTATGAAACCAGGTGATGAGATTAAGTCAGGTTATGGCAATCAATACAATGCAATCACTGGTGAAATAGTATCAAACGGCAAGTCAACTGATAACGGAATCAATGACGCGCAAGTGATTCGATCACTGGATCAAACGATTAATGGACTTGATAGGTCGATTGCATCCATGCGCAAGTCAGCAGAAGCCGCCTATGGTGATAGTAAAGTAAAAATTGAACAACAGATTGCTCAACTGCAAGCACAACGAGATAAGTACCTTGCCGACAAGGATGCTATTTTGTCTGGTGCTAGTCGCAAAGAGGTTGGGATTGGGTTGCCTGCTAACAGTCAAGCAACTACTGATCCTTTTAATTGGAGACAAAAATAAATTGTGCTATAATCATTCACGGGTAATCACGCCCATCAAGCCGAGTTAAACACTCGGCTTTTTTTATACCTAATTTTCAGCCTCGCACTTGCGGGGCTTTTTTATTGCTAAGGTGAAATATGAGCGAAGCATTAAAACAATTTCGTGAACAATATCCGATGTACAACGATATGCCAGATGATGTTCTGGCGAAAAACATTCATAAAACATTCTACTCGGATATGTCTGAAAGCGATTTCAATGCCAAGCTGTTTGGTGAAACAAACACAGCCGAAACAAACACAGAAAGCAAAGCAGGTTTTGGGTTTCAAGACTTCGGGGCAGGTGTTGCGGAAGGTATCCCCAAACTGATTGGTGGAATTGTCGGATTACCTGCTACCATCAATGATGTTGCTACCGTGGCTGGTGAAGCGATCACAGGTCAACACTATACAGGTAGAGACTCGCCTATCATTGCCGCCTCTCGCTACGCTGGCGATAAGTTAAATGCGTTTGGGAATGCTGTTGGTGATGCTTTGCACACTGATGAATATAATCGGGTAAGTCAACAATTTGCTAATGCACCAGATAAAGGTGATGCTTTTAGTCTTGCTGATTGGCAAAACGGTAACAACCTTGCTGATATTACCGACACCATAGACCACTTGAAGCGTAACCCTACCCAAATGTTAGGAATGGTTGGCGAATCTCTCCCAAGTTTCGTTGCACCCATTGCGGCGGCACGATCTGCGGCAGGTTATGGCTTAAATGCAACCAAAGCGGCTATTGCTACTGGTGCAGGTATCGAGGGTTCTAGTTCTGCAATGGATGCGCGTGATCGTGTGATGCAGTTACCAGAAGAGGTGTTGTCTAAAGACCCAACCTATCAGCAATTCTTAGATGCTGGTTATTCTCAAAAACAAGCACGTGAAGAGGTTGCTAATCGTGCTGGCGGTGTTGCGTTCCCAATTGGTGCTGGGGTTTCTGCTGTTACTGGAAAGTTGCTTGGGGCAGGTAAGTTTGAAGCTGATGTTGGTACTGGAAATGTCACAGGTGGACGGATTGCAGGTGCATTCCGTGGTGGTTTAACAGAAACACCACAGGAGTTTACTGAATCTGGTGCAAGTGCTTACGCAACAAATGAGGGTGTTAAGCAGTTTGGCAATGAGGAGCAGTCGAGAAGTCAAGGCGTATTAAAACAGGCAACTCAAGGGGCAATTGCTGGCGGTATTATGGGTGCAGGTATGGGGGCAATCACGGCTAAACCATCTCCTTCACCAAAATATGATTACTCAAAGGCGACTGATAAGCAGTTATGGGGTATTGGGCCAATGCCTACGGTTGCGCCTGATCTTCGTCCCGACATTGGCGGTAACGAGGGAATAGACTTGGCAGGTGGTACTTCTCCTGCAAATCAAAGTCAATTACAGGCAGAGCAAGCGCAAGCAAAAGAACAAAGCAAGCAGGAAGAGGCGCAGATTGATCAGGCATTAGCACAGGCTACTCAGTTGGCAACCGCCAATCAGCAAGCGATGCAAGATCAAGTGATGCAGTCAATGTTCCCTCAAGACCCTGAATTACAGGCAATGGCGGAAAGCGGTGTTCCTGTGATTGAGATTACACCTCAGGCGCAAGATCAGGTCGTTAATCCTGTTTCTGAAAGACTTGCGGATGATCGCACCATTCCTGCTGATACGGCTTATCAACGAAAACAGGCAGAGCAATCTAGGCTTAATGAGGTTGATCTTGCATACAGCCAACGTGAGGCACGCATACAGAGACAGAAAGACATTGATGCGGTTGATGCTGAGTTGCAAAAAGCAGAATCTGAATATCAATCTTTGCTGAAATTACAGGGTGAAACGCCTGTGAGTAATACGGCATTGCATCAAAAGCTACAATCTGCCCTAAATGATATTGAGTTAAAACGCTTGCTTCATATTGATAATCGTCAGCGCATTATGGAAACAAACCCTAACTTAGTTGAAGCTGGTGCAGAGGAAATGCAGGGCGTTCCTACGCCTGAGAATATGCCAAAAGCCTTAACGCCAGATATGGACATTCGCAAAGGGGTTATGCCTGAAGGTTTTGATGATGAGCGGATCACTCATCCTGCTTATCGTGCTGGGTTGAGTGAGGTAATGAATAACTCTACGAAAGGTGGTGGTGTTTCGTTAGTGCCAGTGCAGGGTAGTGGTTATATTGGTGGTGACGGTAAAGAGTATGGTCAACAATTTACCCGTACTGGTTCGGTGAATCATGAGATTACTCAGGCGTTAATTTCGGATGGTTACAATGCTGAGGAGGTAAAACTCGCATTAGGTAAGGCGTTAAATGGTCAACCATTGGGCAAGCGTGCTACTGGGTTGGTGAAAAAGGCATTGAATTATGTTGCGTTAGATGATCGTGTCCATTATGAATTGCAAGCCGATAAAGATGTTAGCATGGGTGATCTTGGCTATCGTGAGTCAGGATTAGATAATGCCCCAATGCCCATGAGTCAGAACGAGTACGGTGTTAGCCTTGATGAGCAATCACAGCTTAGAGGGGCTGAGGATGGGGTGAAGTTTAGTCGTGCATACAGAGGGCAGCCAAAAGATTCTGCTTTGAGATTGAATGAAAAGGGTTTGTTGTGGGTTACGCCTGACAGAGAATATGCAGCAGATAGACATTACGGTGGAAAAGATGGTGCTGAGGTTGTTTCTCTTGAAGTAAATGATGACGCAAATATATTTGATTATAACAACTTAGATCATTCATCTTTGTTAAGGAGTGTTAAGTCTCCGCTGTTTAGATCTGCGGCTAATGGGAATTTTAGAGCGTTACAAGATGAAAGCGTTATTTCTTTTTTGAAGAAAAATGGATTTGATGGTTTTAAGGCTATTGAGCCAGAAGGTCAGCCTTCTATCGCATTGTTTGATGTGAAGGATGCTGTTTCTTCTAAACAGGGCGATGTTAAATACTCATTCGCAGGTCAAAAAGCCAAGACTGCTAACCTAGAAAACCGTGCTACTGCTGAACAAATGCTCAATGATGGTGTCGATGCTGATACCGTGTGGAAGCAAACAGGCTGGGAGAAAGGAACGGATGGGCAGTGGAAGTGGGAGATTGATGATAGTGGGGCGAAAGTGTTGCCTGTTGATAATAGCAAGGTATCACACAAATTAAGCGAAGTATTAAATCATCCTGCTTTGTTTGATGCTTATCCTGCGTTGAACAATATCTTTGTGTCAAAAGGTAATAGGACTTATATCAGTGGAAACCATATCAAGATTGCTGATGTTAGTTTTGCAGATAAAGATGTTTCAGCACAAGAAGAAAAACTTTATGCAGAAATTGAACAGATTGAATCGCAAGGAAAGATGACTGATGAATTAGAGCAAGAGTATGAGCGCAAGTTAAATGAATTGGATAAATCGTCAAGAACAAACAATATCAAGTTTGATTTATCATCGTTAATGCACGAAATCCAACACGCCATTCAGCAAGAGGAAAACTTTGCGCGAGGTGGTAGCTCATCTGTTATTGCACCTGAACAACGTGAAGCGGCATTGATTGAACTTGAACATGAAGCGGCTAATATGGGGTTGCCTTCTTATGAGTCTAAGGTCAAAGACTTTTTGACTGGCAAGATAACCCAAGAGGAGTATGAGGATTACTTATGGGATATTGCTAGTGCGACAAAAGAGAACGGTATGGCAGGGTATAAGTTTGAGTTATACCAACGTCTCGCAGGAGAAACAGAAGCCCGTAACACACAAGCACGCCTAACGCTTGGTGCAGAAGCAAGACGCAATCAATCACCAAGATCAACCGAAGATGTGGCACGAGATAAGCAGATCGTTCGCTTTGATGGTGGTCGGGCTGAGATGGCGGTTAGTCAGGCTGTATTTGGTCGCACTGGTGACAAGCCAAATGACTTTATTACCGCTGATGGTTCAATAGATTTTTGGGTGTTGCCAGAATTTAGAAACAAGAACGATGCTATGCGATTCCCATCAAAGCCTATTAGGCTAAAAGTTGGTCGTCATATTGCAGACCATAGAGGGTTTGGGTTTAATCATGTCAAAGAACAACGAAAATCAGAATTAGCTTCACTTGGGTTGAGTGCTGATAGATATGTGCATTCATTACTCAGCAGCACATACAGAATATATGATGAAGGCAATGGTACTTTGCAACTTGAGGCATACGGAAGTCCGTCTGGAACAGTAATCACTGCTTTAGAAGATATGGGCGACTACTATCATGTGATAACAGCTTATGATGCGAAACAGAAAAAGGGTAAACTCATTTGGAGTGGGCGTAACCAAGTTGTTAGCTCCCAGCAAAATGCTATGGGTTCCAAAGTTCAAGCAGAACAGTCTGCTATCTCCACCACTCTCGGTTCATCTGATAAACCTACACCGCTTAAACGGAACACTGGACAATTTAATCAGAATCCAGCTCTCGGAGTTCTCGGTACAAATGAGTATGGTGTTGATAATACCACACCTAAATCCACAGTCAATGATCTTAATCAAGAATTGAGCAAAAGCAAAGACGCTAAACGCCTAATGAACAGTGGTAAGGTTGAGGTTGTGCAGTCTGAGCGTGATCTACCAGCAGACATTGAGGGCATGATTACCAAGTCTGATGCTAATGGAAACGTCCAAGGCTTATTCGACCCTGCAACAGACACAACCTACCTAATCGCTGACAACCTAAGCATAGAAAATGCAATGGGCGTACTAACGCACGAGGTCGGTGTTCATGCGTGGTTTGCTTCTGCCAATAGCGAGAAGAAATCAGCACTTGAAAAGCGTGCCGTTGGCTTGCTCAAGACACGAGGCTTGTCATCTATCGGTTTACGAACCTTCCTTGATTCGGTGCATCAAAGACTGGTTGATGCTGATCTGGTGAACAAAGACGGCACATACAAGGACAATGAGGAAGCAGTCGCCTACATTGTTGAACAGGCGATTAACCAATTCGCTGATAGCCGTCACCTGCTCAGTGATAGCAAGTTGATTGACGCAATCGGTCAGAAGTCTAAGGCATTAGCCAACTTCATTGCTGATGTCATTTCGTTCCTAAAGTCTGGTATGCACAAGCTAGGTTGGTTCGACACACAGAAGCTAACGGCTGGTGACTTGGTCGCGATTGCTAAGGGCAATATGCGTGAGGTGGCGAATAAAGCAGATACTCGTGCAACCAGTAAGGATGCTAAGGCGTTAGCAAGTTATTCGAGCGACAAACCAACAGCACAAGAAACAGCGGATGCACAGCGAGAACTAGACAAGCAGTTAGCGATTGCTGACAAAGTTATCGCTGATAACGGTTATTTAACCGCACCCAATGGCGAAAAATCTAATCTGAATCGGTTACAATGGGCGCAAGTGAGAACG